GCCTACCGTCTTGCAAGCCGAGGTTACAACTCCGAGGGATTTTTCCAATGCATCGAGCATTGCCTTTTTATGTTGTACAGTTTTGTCCATACCATATCTTTGTTTTATATTTGTTTCACCTGCGAGGAAAGTGTAATGGTTGCACGCTTGGTACTCCAATCAAGAAGTGGCGTTCGAATCGACCTCCTCGCTCAAAGTAGCCCTCCTCTCTTGGAGGGTTATTTTTTGTCCCTTATACATACCTGCACCCAATTCATCTATTTTCTCAAAGGGTATTACTGGTTGTGCTAATTCGCAATCTTTATCAATTAAATAAACATATTTTAATTGGTAGCCAGTTAATAGCTCAACTTCATAGCCACGCTCTTTTAATTTTGGTATGTCGCTTTTTTTAAGAAAAGAACTTGTTAAGCCCATATCGTAGGTTTTTTTAATATGCGATACCTGACCATTTATTTTACATATTCCTGCATTGCTCGCTATCCCAACTAACTTAAACCCGCTTGCCCTATAAATAGTACCATCACCGCATTGAGTACCATCGCTAAAACTAATAACCCATTTAATGTGCGGGGCGTGCTTTTTTATTAATCGTATGGTGATTGCAATACAGCGGCTCTCCGAATACTTGGGTAGGTAGTCATCAAAGGCCATACGGTTAAGTTCTATAAACTCATTCCAGCCGGTATTCTTAACAAGGTTGATGGTTCCATTCTTGTTAATGCTTGGGCCATAACTCAATACCCCGTGTAACTTGTCATCTAAAAAGCAACCAAAGTGCAGGGTGCTGTTTGGAACTACCTTTCCAGAGTAGTGATGCTTCTTAACAAACTCGTTAGCAATCTTGGCGGGTATTACCTTAACAATTATTTCCTTTGCTCTGCCCATTGCATAATAATTAAGTAGAGTGCATTACCATTGCTATTCTCATTCCCAAAGGTTTCGCAGTATTTGTAATCGTCTGTTGCTTTAATATCTGCGATTGCATTCTTTATTTGCTCGGCCTGCTCATCTGCAAGAGTGAAGGTCATTTGCTGGAACGGGGACTTATCCCCATCTGGCAAAGAGAACTCCTCGTTAAATTCTTCTGCCTTTAAGTCAAAGCCACCAATATCAAGTCCCCAATCGGTAATTGAGGCAGCATCCCATTCGTTTGCTAATAAGTCCCAATCCCATTCACCGAACCCTACATTGTCTTTGATTATGAACTCCGCTTGTTGCTCCTCCGTTAGGTTATCGGCAATAACAATCGGCACTTCTTTAAGCCCTGCGGCTTTGCACGCCTTTAAGCGCATATTGCCACCCAACACCACCATATTTGCATCCACAACGATAGGACGCAAGTCCAGCATTTGAGGGAACTCTTGGATTGATTTTACGAGCTTCTTGAACTTATCGTCTTTGATAATTCGTGGGTTGCTCGCATTGGGAACCACTTGGGTAATTGGTACTATTTGCATAAACGCTCTAATCTAATATCGTTAAAATCGTGAATGTTGAAGTTGGTGGTCATATCCTCGTGCAGGGTCAAGGCAATATCTCCGGCTTTGTTTGGATTGTCGTGTAGGTATTTAATGGCCTTATTCCAATCGCCCTTATGCTTTACAGCGATGCAGTTCTTATCCGTTAGGTGTTGTGAGTACGGTGCTACATCACTTACAATTAACGCACAACCAGCAAACCCTGCTTCTACCATTTTTAGGTTTGACTTGCACCGGTTAAACTCACTTGGAAGTAGCGGAGCCAGTGCAACGTCAAAGGCTTGGTATAACTTTCCGTATTCCTCCGGTGATTGTGTTTGTAATGCGAATCTTGCTTTTGCGGCTTCGGGGTATCCACCAAGGTCGGCAACGTAGGATTCGTATGGTGAAAGGTCAATCTTGTTTTGCACAAGGTCGGGAAGGTGTGATATTCCCGCAACGTAACCAAAGCGCACCTCGTCTGATTCTTGACGGGTTATTTGCCATTGCGGGTCGGCTGGGTCTAATCCGTTTGGAATGATATGTACGTTACGGTTTACCTTTTTAATCTTATCAGCAAGGTACCTTTGGGTAGTCCAGACCTCATCAGCGAAGTACATCGAGTTTACAATACGTCCGGATAGGTTTGCTTTGTCGTATGTTGCTTTTGAGGGGTGGTCTAATGCCAAGTGCCACCAATCGTCGTTATCAATAATAACCTTCTTGCCCGTTGCTTTGCAAATAGCAAAGAAGTTAGCAAAGGATTCACCGGAGAACGGAAGCGCACGGGAAAAGATAACGTGGGTAACGTCCTCCCAATCGGCTTCTGGTATTGGCTGTTTGTAGTTGAGTATCTGAAAATCTAAAAGCCCTTTCTCCTTTAACAGAGTGAAGGGCTTGTAAATCCGGTGGTACACCACGCCGGATTGTTGGTCTCCGAGGCAAAGGACTTTCATTTCAAATAGTTATAGTAACAAAGATAGGCATCGAGCGTCTTGGTATTCCATTTAGCCATTTGTTGAGCGAATAAGCCATCTGCTTCGTATTCGTTTCCGAATCTCACATCACCGATTGCATCGCAACGAACCATAAACGAGGCGGTATCTATTGTACCTACTCTTGGTTCCTTGGTTGGGTGTAATCTTGGTTGGCCATTCTTGAATACCTGCCCCCAAGTGATAAACGGATAAGATTCGTTTTTAACGGCTTCGTACCAATCTGGGTGTATGATATTGTCATCGTCGAGAAAGTAGATGTAATCGCTTCTTTTGGCTCTTAATGCCAATATAAACTCCATACCGACGTTTCGTAGTGGATGACCCCAACTACCGGATACGTTTGGGCGTAGGTAAGTAATTCCGTTTGGGAACTCGCCTGTTGCTTTCTCGTCAACGACTACCGTCCAACTGCAATCCTCCGGGATGGTTTGTTTGATTGTTGTTAAGTTCCCAGGGCGGGAACACGGTGTAATGATGTGAATCATTTGTTGAGCTTTTTTAGGTGTACGGCTTTTAGGAAATCTTTTGACAATTCAACACCAAAGTCTGCTTCGTGGTGACATTCCCGGCACAAGGCCATTAAGTTCTCTGGGGTATCCATAAGTTTACTGCCACCCATACCACGGGGTTCGATGTGATGGATGTCTACGGCTCGCCTGTTGCAGACCTCACAAGGGATAAATTCTAAAGCCGACAATCCCATTGCCTTTAGGTAAACCTTAGTGTGATTCTTCATTGTCTTGCCAAGAACTTAACCCACATCTTTGCTGCAACTGCTCTGCGTTGGGGCTTGAATGGATAGATGGACTTTAACCGGGCCATTGCTATCCGCATAAACTGGTCTTTCATTTTAGAACTTTTGATTATCAAAGGTTTCGTTGTACCACTCCTCAAAAGCACTACCATTCTCGTACAGAGATAGCGATGGCCTGTCCGTGTGGAATGCCGTACTTAGCGCCTCTTTCTCTTTTTCCATCATTTGTTTACGAATAGTAAACCAAGTGAACTTATCCTTGGGCGTATCCCAAAGCAAACGGAACAACTCTTCAACTGGCGTCATTCTTGAAATAATTTCTAATTGTTGTTTCAATCTCGTTTAACCTTTGCTCTGCGGATAGGCCGCTATTCTCGGAATCTATAATTTGACCGATTTCGTCAATCATTTGATAAAGAGCCATCAACTCTTGAATTTGTGTTCTCATTCTATGGTAAGATTATTTGCTTGAAGTAGCCGATGCAAATCTTTGCGTATCAACTCGTAGCATTTATACTCGCAGTCCGTCAAGGTTTCATACTTCAACTTACCACGAAGGTCTTGGTCAATCTTCCAAAGTACGTGCTTAAACATTCCTCCGTTGACGGCTTCCATAAATTCGGGTTCCTCATCGGGGAGCGTGAACTCCAATACCGCTTTCATAAGGTAAAGAATAATTTACCTACCATTGCGGCTAATCCGCCAACTAAAGTGTACACAACGTCCCAAATGCTATCCTTGTAGTCCCTGCGGCCGTCTAATACAATCCCCTTTAATTCTCTGCCGAATGCTGCTGCGATAAGAATTGGCCAGCTACCCGTAACGGCAAGGATTGCCATCCCAGCCCAGAAGTGTGCGATGTGGTCTATTTTCATTTCTCTTTGGTGTTAAAGGTTTCCCAATAATAATCGCACTTGCCGTTCCGATTTGGTACCTCAACAAACATTGATTGGTAACTTCCCATCGGTGCGGTGAATCGGTAGCACGTTTGTTTTAACGCACAACCCTCTCCCGTGCATTTAGTTATGTCAGTCATTTTGTAAGGATTAAAGTTGACCGATGATGGTGTAACTGTCAAGCTCTGGGTTGTCATTTCCAAGAAAGAACTCCTTGTAAAGTTCAATCGCCTCGTGCGCCTTCTGCTCACCTATCGCAACAAACTCCGGTGATACGGTGTAAATACCAATGTCCAAAGATGCTTTGTCAACGGCAATAAATATAAACTTATCAATCGGCACTCCAAACAATCGGGTGTAAATAAACGCTTGCAGGTCGTAGCCGTACTTCTTTGCGCTGTAAGGAAACGCACGGAGGTCGGTGGTCGTTTTAAGGTCGGCAATAAAATTAGTACCTAAAATATCCGCCTTTGCCCGGAAGGGCAACCCCTCAATAACACCAACGGCAGGAACCTCGAACTCGCAGCCCTGAATATACCCAAGGACGTGTTCGTTGCGTAGTAAGGCATCAGCAATCCTGCGGGCTTCGTTGTATTCCTTTTTGGTTATGATTTGTCCGCCTCTTGCTTTGGCGTCCTTCCACATATTCGTATTCTTGCTCTGCACGTCGATAATGTCGTACTCCTGCACCCGGTGAGGTTCTAACGCCATCAGGTGAACCAATCGCCCTACCGTGAACGCATCGGATTCATCTTGCCCGTACTTGGTAACGTAGTGGTACGTTTTGGGTGAGGAAAGAAGCAGCTTACAAGCCGAGGAGGATAATGCGTTTTTTGCAAGATGCCCGTAGTAAAACGAATCGTCTTGCATCTTTTCAAGAATGGTAGCCCTATCCCAGGTGCTACCGTCTAATAGTTGAATTATTTTCATTTGTTTCTTGCTCTACGTTCACGTTCTTTTTTGGCACGGCAGAACTTGCAATCTGCCCTTTGGTAGTACACCACCTCGTTCTTGTTAGTGCGCTTGCAATGGGTGAAATACTTTCCATCCACTACCTCCTTGCAATCCGTGCATTCACGGGTAACAAGCTCTTTGAATATCCGTCTCATTTGCAGTAAATAAATCCGCTGGTATCGTCAATCGTCGAGGGAACCTCCTCGTTTACGCCAACCACCCGGTACGGGTAAGTAAAACTTTCGTTGTAGCAAACGAATCTTGCTTGCTCCCATTGCTCGTCCACGTAGTCCCGGACAAGCACAATATCCCCCGGCTTCACCACGCAAGGTTTTCGGCACGGTACTCCGCACGTAAGTACAAAGGCGAAATATCAAACCCCTCTGGGAAGTCGATTTCCCTTGGCTCCTGGATAAAACCACCATAGAATTTAACGCCATCTTCGCCACGCTCGTATGCTCCGTCAAGCTCTAACCGCCAATCGTAAAACTCGTCTACGTTTTTGAATCCTGCCCAAGCAGCAAACGCCTCGTAGAAAGCAGTTACTGTATCGAAGTTATCCTCTGGGCCTACTCCTTGGTCTGCCGCAGCATCCATCAGGTCAACGTATGTTACTTGCATAACAAATTCCATAAAAGTTGTGGGAAAAGAAACATAACGAAGATTGCAACGGATGCAATAGCGAACCACGCAAGCGGAACGGTTATGTTAATGATGAGGTCTTGCAGTTTTTGATTCATTGTTTTAGGTGTTTGTTTCGACAAACATATAAAAAAAAACAATACACCAAACATTAAGACAAAAAAAATAGAGCCGAAGCTCTACTTTTCTTTCCATTGCTGATAGCATACCGCTACCCTTTGGTCTCGTTGGGGAAATTCCTTGGCCATTGTGTTATCCGTAACGCAACGCTGAATAAACTCCTTTTGTTTTTCTCCGGATTTTGGTTTAGGTAAAGGCATAAAGCTCTATTTGTTTAATGAATGAATTGGTTTGCATAAGAACAGCAAGCGGAGGAATCCACCCCATAGCGTTATCGTCTCCGGTTGCACTATTTCCAACGCTCTTGTAACTGGCACTTGTTAGGTGCGTTCGTAGTTTGTCGGTATTAAATAAATAAGCAATATCGGTTTGCGCCTTGATAATATAAACGTAGAAGTCCGCTTTGCTCATCAATATACCGGAATCCTCGTTTCTATTGGTATTGCGGTACTCAATATAAAGATTCGGATTATCTGGTGTTCCACGTTTATTTGCCCACCAATACGCTTTCTCGTCGTACTTAACCTCGAAGGTATATACGGGATGGAAGTTTGTATCTTGGTCTGCTTCCCGCTTTGTTGCTCGCAAGTCCCAGTCGTAGAACTTGTAATTCGGGGCATCCTCAACATCGTATCCCTTTGTTTCAAGATACGCCTTCCAGAGTGCTTCGCCGTATTTACCCGAATGATTCATAGGCAGTATATACAGAACGCAACTCCTCTACCCATTGCTTCCAAAGCTTCGGGTTGCATCCGCAAGGCACGTGGTATTGGTGGTTAAATACTCGTGCGTGGATTGTTGCTATTTCCTTGGTTTGCTCTGCCGATAAGGTGCTTTTGTATTCCTTGTAGAATTGGTCGAGCCATTTGTATTCAGGTTCCTCCAGGCATTTAGGATTCTTGCTTGGGAATAATCGGTTTAACTTTTCCTTGCGAGCTTCGCATCCGCAGTCTACTCCGGTTGCTTCCGCAAACCAATCGACTACCGCCTTAATGCCGGTGGCTTCGGTTATCTGCTCGATTCTATCCCCGAGACCCTTTGGCTTCCGCCCACGTTTGGTACTCTTGGTCGCAGCTGGTTTTGATTCGGTCTCTGCCATTTTTCAAAGTATTGTAAATTGAACGAAGTGAAATCTTTGTTGCCTCGGATAACTTGCGAAGCGATACGTCCCCGTTATGGTAAATAGTAAAGAGCTTGTTATCGTACCAATCCCATTTAGATACCTCGCCATTAACGGCTTCCAAAAGTAGGGTTAGGGCTTGGTCTGATTCTATATTGTAAATTTCTTCCTTATCGTCGAACTCCTCGATTGATACGAATTTGATTCTTGCTCGGTTGGTCATCTCCCGCAGGTACATATTCCGCAGGGTAATGTAAACGAAAAACGTGTTAACGTCATCGTCTCCGTATTCGAGCTTTTCGGGATTATCCACGTACTGATGCAACCGTAAGTACATATCCTGCACAAGGTCGTGAGCATCGTCCCGGTCAAGACCGAAGGACTTTGCCATACGCAGCCAATCGTCGTGCCGCTTTGCTAATCGGGGTAGGATTCCCATAAAACTTCGACTAATATAAGGCCAAGGCAAATCTCCAACGTATGTACGTCGCAATCGTCGAACTCTGTCTTACTCCAATTAGCACCCAAGAGAAACCCGTACAACGGGTAAAAATTCATACTAAACCCCATTTACAAATTGTTTAAGCGTTGCCAACTTCGCCTCCAAGTCCTTTACTTGTTGTACCAATTCAGCATTCCGTTCTAACAAATAATCGTAATTGATAACCTTCGTAACCATTATCGCTTCCTCGTCTTCTTCGGGTTCTGGAATATCTCCCCGTAATTTTTCTGCTATATCGTATGCTGATTCGTAAAACTTGTCCCGTGGGAATTTCAATTTAAGGTAATGGATAATCGTGGCGTGGGACTTGCCCATTTGATTGCCCAGTTGCTCCAAGGTAAAGAACGGTCGGAATGCCTTTGCGTATGCGGTTCGGATTTTTACGTTATTCCAATCTCGGCGGCCATTATCCTTGTAGCCGATATTTTGGCAGAATTGTTTGTAGGTCATCTTTTGGTTCCAACGTATTTAGCGTTGCCTCTTTCTTTTTGAATTAAAATATGGAAGTACGGCACTTCGTATTGCTTACCGTGTTCGTCCTCGATTAAATACCACGCACTCCATTGCTTCCAGCTCACGGGTCGCCAATAGTCCAATACTAAAAACTTTTTGCCATTGATTGCAAACACCTCGTTTGGCGAGAATGGAACTGGGATAATCATAAGGTAAGGTTTTCTTTGATTTGTAAAAGCTCTTTTTTTAGCTCATCAATCTCAATAGCACGTTCCCGATTCTGAATAAGCAAGCGGGCGTTTTCAACTCGTGCCTCGTTAATACGCTTGTCCAAGTGCCGCTTCATATCTACCATATCCTCCAGCATTTGCGTTGCACGCCACACGGATAACATATAGTCGACTACGTGCTTTTCGTTTGGGTTAGCCAACGCCATCTCGTTTAACCACCGAACAACGTCGCTCACTTGCAGGATTTTATCACGCATATAAATCTCCCAGGAATCTTGACTAAAATGGGTCATCGCTATAAATTATAGTTTGAA